CCCTGACATTTCATATATTTTCCCGTGAGTCCTAAATACCTCAAGACGCCATTCTTCACCTGCAATAGCTGCCAAAACGACAGCTTCGATAGCGCTATAATCTGAGCATAGTAAGTCGTACCCAGGAGCAGATATAAACATCCCACGTAAGCAGGAGGAGATAAGCTCAACAGCGTCCCCATAGTAGTACTCAATCGCAGCAAGATTCCCCGTGTTTAGTACCTCAACAGCTTCCTCAACTGCAGTGGGATTCCATTCAACTGTAGGCTTATGGAACTCAAGCGCTCCACATCGAGGGCAACCATTAATATCTCGGTAATGTTTATTACAAGTGCCGCATAGCGTAAGATTAGGGCCGCTATTGGGCAAGTTTTGAGGTTGTGGGCCAGTACCTGCCGCACGTCCCGTACGCGCTGAATGATAGATGAATAAATCATGTAAACGGCCATCTTTACAAACTTGGTTCTTCATAGCATAAAGTTTTTTAACAGATGCAGATCCTGCCATTTGTCGGATATTTAAAACCTTAAGAACATCATCAGGTAACTCTTCTATCTTAAGTAATTCTGTGATTATATCGTCAGTTAGACTATCTGCACTTACGCCTCTATATTCTAAAAATCTTTTGATATCGGGTAGCTTAGTCACACCTTTTACCATACCGTCCGTGATATCACATAATTCCTGATTATATTTTTTATATACTTGTTCTAATATCTTCATGCAATTATCAATTAACTTAACATCTATTTGTACACCACGTACGTTAATAGCATGGTCACATTGCCAGAACCTTTGCTCATCTTCTGACAAATCAGGGATAAGTGAGGATAGCTCTGATTCTGCTTCAATATCTCTAATACAATAATCGTAGAATCGCTTTGCATCTTCTGGATCATCCGATGGTAAAGTTCTTTTGCTAAGATTTTTAAGAGTAGGGTCACGGGGAATAGAGAATTTATTAATTAACCGTTTGCCATCTTTGTCTTTTTTATTCTTAATATCTAATACAGTGCCTGCAGGATCTAATGAACCTGGAAGCGCATGGGCTCTTGCTTTTGCTGCAGCACATCGTATTTGCTTAGAATCTAAAGGAGGAAACCCATACTTAGGAACACAAATATTATTCCATATCCAATACTCGAAGGGTGCATTCCAAGCTTCTATAAGGCCACCATTAACAATATGAGTTATAAGTATTCCTGGTATTGGTAAACCTGGCGTCCATAACTTACGGCCACATCCATCTTTTAAATCATAAGCTAAACAAATAACTTCAGCTTCAGGATGCTCGCTATATCGAGCGGCGCCTGTAGTTTTAAGTCCCTTGTCGCGGGCTCCTGGTAACGGTACGAATTTATTCTTTTCTTCATTCCATACAAATCCTGCAGGACTATAGGTTTCAAAGTCCATATCTGGAAGGATGGTTGAATATCCTAGACCTGCGACTAACCGTGTATCGGCGCATAGGTCTTCTAGTTTTGGTGGGGGTGTTATCATTATTATTCTCCTCTATATAAAGCATTTATTCGTTCTATTTGTTTTAGGTAATCTTCACATGCTTTTTCTATTAATTTTTCTCGTGGGGCAGTTATTATCGAAAGGTCACCTGTTATGGTAACTGTTCCACCGGCATCAAATGTAGAACAAGGAGAAATAGTCCCTTCTTTTAAATTAATAATATAAAGAGAAGTGTCATCATTAGTTTCTACTTTTTTGAAAAAACCTCTCTTAAAATCTATTAAACTTACTTCAAATCTTTTTTCAGCCATTTTTACGTCTCCAAAAGAAAGCCCCCGAAGGGGCTGTGTGATTAATCTATTTTGTCTACGGTTACATTGTGTCTTGCTTCTATAAAGTCTTTTATATACAGAGTAAGTTTGGCGTTTTTTCCTTTTAAATACCCTAATACAAAACCCACAAATAGGCATGCAATTTGTAAAACCAATCCATCATTTATCATGCTTGCATATACCCGTGTTGTATTAAGAGTGTATCTGTCCAACCTTCCTTTATATAAGCGTCATAAGGTATTCCGTTAGCCGCAGGTAACATAAGTTTGGGCTGTAAAACACCATGATAAGGAGGTGGAGTAGGTGGAGGAGTTACTGTACTAGCAGGTTGAGGCATACCTTGTAAAACGGGAGTTTTGCTAGCTCCCGCAGGTAATGGCGCTCCTCCAAATCCTATACTTTTCGGATCGATTGTTGTAACAATTTTTTGGCCATATGCTAAGAAAGCCACATGGGTAAAATTAAGGTAAACTCCAGGTTGTGTAGGGCTGTTGTTAGGAGATACCGTTCCAAATACTTGTATGTAGTCACCACAATTAATAGAGCCTGCAGGTAACAAACAAGGTGAAGCATCTTCATTTACAATAATTGGCGCAAAACCTGATTTAAATCTTAAGATCCAATGACCAGGGTAACCTTCATGGTCGCAAGGTCTATTACCTTCTTTATTAACTTCTGTGCTATCTCCATCTAAAATCTTCCATGAAAAAGTATTAGACTTGAACTGACCATTCGGATAACCCTTTGCACCCTTATCATAAATAATAGCGCCCCATGGTGTTTGATTCCAATGTGTTTCACTACCTTTTGCAACCGCTATATTGAACCAAAACTCTTGCCTAGGATTGCCTGCCTTATCTTTAAGAAGGTCACCTTGCATATTTTTGGTATTTGACGTATATAGAGATCCCATTACGAGACGGCCTGGAGGAGTTAGTATTGTAGTTCTGTCTTTCATATTAAGTTCCTTTTAGTTAAGTTAGTTGTTTGTAGCAATCGGATATTAATCGTTATTAACGGGTTCGTCAACATCTTTTATCACACATTGATAAAAATCGTTATTGTTATGAAAATTGTTTTTAAAAGGAAAACCATAAAGCTTCCATCCTTCTTGAATAAGTTCATTTACTCTATCATTAAAGTCATTAATGTTTTCTCCATGCACCATTAAATATTTTGGAGTTGTGGTTTTTACTAAGGCTTGTGAATATTGAACATCGTCATCATTATAAATTGCAGTGCATAGATCTCCATATGGAGTCCATCCCTGCTTAATCATATCGTTAACTTCTGTTATAAATTTTACTAAATTACAAGAACCTTCAACTGTATATTTCATCGGTCACCTCTTAAATATTTTTCTTAATTCACGTTCGTTAATTTCTTCTAGCTTCGCGCTACCATGTGGCGTCTCACTGTTTGCCTTGAGTATTTTAATAATCTCCTGGTTTTTAGTTTTAGCCATTGCCTGCTTAGGTGTAATAGGTTCTGGCGGTTTGCCAATGTCTAAACCTAGTAACTTACCCAATGCGAGTATTTCTGCATCATCTTTTGCCCAACGTTCACGAGGTTGCGTATATCCAATTTGATAATGTGGAATAGGCTGTCCAGACTTTAGATGTGCCAATACTTCAGCCTCTAATCCAGTAATACGAGCATCTAATAACTTAGCCGCCCTGTGCATAATACGTAACTCGTTCCCTAGTTGTTCCCTGTCTAAATCAAAAGGAACATTAATTGCTAAGGTATCTATTTGATTTAAGGTATTGTGCTGAAGGGATGGGCAGGCATGGCGTGCTTTACAATTAACACATTCATCAGATAACTTTAATTCAGCATGTGCGCTCATAGCTAAATATTCAGCGCGTTTCAATTTATGCCAAAAGATTTCTAATGTAGGATAATCGATTTCCCATGTCCTTATTCGACCTTCTCTACCGAACCAACGAGGCTGTATGATGTGAAAAACGGCCTTATCATATTCAATTTTAATACCTGCTGCATATTCAATTAATTGCCAGTTCTCATAAACATCCACATACCCAAACCCATACTTAAAATCGAACAAATGTAGCGTTTTGGTATTATGGTCTACAAACCAACAGTCTGGCGTTCCCCAACATTCCTCATGTATATCTTTAATAGCGATGGTTTCTTCAATATGCAGCCTGTTTTCTCCAACTTTTCCAAGTATGTAATGTGCGTATAGTTCACAATGCTCTAGCATTTCTCGTGAAATTCCAGGAGGTATTAACTTCCCCTCTAAGAGCATCGCGCATACGGTATGTGCCAATGTTCCCTCTTTAGCTGCCTCAGTTTCTTCACGTGGATATCGCTCTTCCATGCTTCGGGAGCCAGGACATGCGACACGCCTGGCTGCAGAGGAAGGTGGTAATTTAGAATGCTTGGCCATCTATAGCCTCCGATAATCTAAGCATATTATTGAAAAACATTATGGTCTCTTCTTCCGTTCTAAATAAAAGAGGTTCCCGTTTAGCTATTCCGTAAATTGTGATCATAGCTAATTGGATATTTAACTCAAATCCAGATATTTGATCTAGATTAATTACAATATGACCGTGCCTGATATACTTCATGCTTTAGTCCTCAAAACAATTTCTAAATTACTATTGATTAAGGGAACTAACTCTTCGTGCTGGCATATATCGATAACTTCATTTAATCCTGAAGCTTTTACTATTTCTATAAGTTCTGCTTGGCTAAGGCGTTTCTCAGTAATTAACTGCGTCATCTTATTAATGAGTTCCATAGCGGTTGTTATTTCATTGGTTAACGGTACAAAATCCTCAAGTGGTATGAAGTCCTCTGTAATTTCAGTCACACCAGTTTCTTTAGTAATTTCATAAACAGGGGGTGGCGCCGCTGAAACGGGGGGTTTCGGGGCCGCTAGGTCTTGTTTTCTCTTACGTTTTGGTTTAGGTGGTTCTATAACATCACATGGCCCTAAACCTCCCATTTCATCAACTGCATCTAGCGTCTCTTGGGTAATTGGCTTGAGTTGAGAAGGGTCTGTGATAACCTTGATGGCTTTATCAGTAGCTTTATCTAATTCTTCTGCGAAAGAAACAAGATTTTGAGTCATTGTTTTAGCAAAGACATGTGCAGGGTTATTTGGATCAAAAGGGGGTTTTGCATTGAAGACTTCTTCAGGAGATGGAAAATGGTCATGCTTAGGCATTTCTGGATCAGGCCCACTAACTATAGGTGAGCCAGGTACATCTCCTAAATTTGCGTATATGCCTTGCGGAATATCATTAGTAAATTGTTGTCTACCGATTCCACCAGGTTGATCCCAAGGGTCTATGCCACTAAGTTTTCCTGGTAAATCAGCATATGATAAATCCGATTCGCCACAATGTTGGTAGGGCTTATGCACTTGGCATGGCAATTCATCTATAGTTAACACGGCGTCAACCTTGGGGGCCTTAGTACCAACGGGAACCCACGCCTCTTTAGCTTTAACAGGCTTACCGCTGTGGTCGACATGCTCAGGTATAAGTACCATATGATGACCTGCCACATACATTAATAATTCGGCAGTCTTCATAAGAACCATTTTGCTTTCATTAGTTAAATCGGTTATTTCGATACGTATCATTTTTCATTCCTTATTGATTAATAATTAGGTGGCCGCCATGGGTAGAGGATGAGAGGTTTCGTCTGGAGACGGTTACCCTGCGGCCTGTCGGTGTTATAACCCACCTCCGACTGGGGCTGTGAAAACTAATGTAAATTAGTATTAGGTGGTGATTCAATTCTCTGTCCATAACAAACTAAAAGTTCTGTTATAAATTCTTTTGCCATAGCTGAAGGTGGTACGTCTAAAGTGTCTTTCATGGTTAATATGATTCTTTCTATAAAAGATAGTCCGGCCATGATAAACATTACGATAGTTTCATTTTTAGGTATTTTTGCTCCTACCGGAAGTTCTTTATTAAGTTCTACCATCATTGCTTGAAAAGCTATATCCCCTAATTTTTTACTGAATTCTGGATCAATTTCCATTTTATTAACCTTGACTATTCGTTGGTGTATCTAAATTAATTAAAGAGGTTTTTAAATTTTTAATAACAACCCCCAAAGTGGCTTCTAAAGTAATAGACTTATTATCGGATAATAGCCTATGCAAAGATAAGGCCATAAAAGAAATCGCCGAGCCTATTAAAATCTCATTTTTATGAAATTTCGAAAGATGTTCATGTTGATTATTTATTTTAGTAAGCATCGATTCAATTAACATCTCTCCTTCTTTAATTCCTTTATCAAAACATAATTTTTCTATACTTATTTCCATGTAGGACTCCTGAAATAGTTGACAACGACCCATAATAATATACTATTAACGAGTTAGTCAATAGCAGGAATGAAATAAAATGGAACTAAGAGATTACCAAAAGCAACTTATAGATGACGTATATACTGAATGGCATAACGGCGCATTAAATGTACTTATGCAATTATCAACCGGAGGTGGGAAGACAGTAGTATTTTCAAATATTATTGCCAACTATAATTCTCCTTCCATTGCCATTGCCCATCGCATAGAGATAGTAAGTCAAATATCGCTAACTCTAGCTCGCTATGGCATAAGGCACAATATTATCGCGCAACCTTCGGCTATTAAAGAAATAATAAGTATTCACATGCAAGAGCTTGGTAGACGTTATTATGACCCTAGCGCTAAGTGCATCGTGGCTGGTGTGGACACTTTAATACGTATGGCCCCCGATACACCGTGGTTTAAAAATATAGGGCTTGTTGTACAAGATGAAGGCCATCATCCCCTGCAAGGGAATAAATGGGGCGTTGCCTCTGAATTATTTCCTAATGCACGTGGCTTATATCCTACGGCCACTCCATGTCGTGCAGACGGTAAGGGATTAGGGCGACATGCTGACGGAATTATAGACACTATGGTCCAAGGCCCATCCATGCGCGAATTAATTAGAATGGGTTTCCTCACGGATTACCGTATCTTCGCACCCCCATCAGATCTTAACTTAACTAATGTACCTATCACTGAAGGAGGTGATTTCAGTAACCCTAAGCTACGCAAAGCAGTACATGAATCGCATATTATGGGCGATGTAGTAGACCATTATCTTAAGATAGCTAAAGGACTATTAGGGGTAACGTTTGCAGTAGACGTTGAAGCGGCCACACAGATTGCTGCAGCTTTTCGTAAACATGGCGTACCTGCAGAAGTTATTAGCGCTAAAACCCCCGCCCTACTCCGCTCGCAAATCATGCGTAAGTTTAGAAACCGCGAAATATTGCAGTTAGTTAATGTGGACTTGCTAGGGGAGGGGGTGGACGTACCCGCCATTGAAGTGGTTAGCATGGCGCGACCTACGCAATCCTATGGTTTATATTGTCAACAGTTCGGACGTGCCTTACGCCCCATGCCAGGTAAGACCCATGCAATTATTATTGACCACGTTGATAACGTTAAACGGCATGGGCTGCCAGATGCTCCCCGCGTGTGGACATTAGACCGTAGGGAACGTAAGCGCAAAGCACAAGAGGATGTTATACCTACTAAAACCTGCATGGATTGTTTTGCGGTATTTGAGTCATTTAGGAAAGCCTGCCCATTTTGCGATTATGTTAATCCACCCAAAGGACGTTCATCTCCTGCAGAAGTTGAAGGTGATTTATTTGAATTAGATGCTGATGTACTTGCGGCCTTACGTGGGGAAATTAAACGCATTGATGATTTACCCCATGTACCGCATGGACTTGGAGTACCTGCAGAAATTGCAATTGTTAAACGCCACAACAAGCGCAAAGAAGCCCAACAGAACCTAAGAGCATCAATGGCTACATGGGCAGGCTACTATCATCCACAATTACAAGATTGTGAAATTTATAGGCTGTTTTACTATACTTTCAAAATTGATATACTAACTGCACAAACCTTAAACGCTGCAGATGCTGAAAAACTTAAAATAATTATTGACGAAATGGTTAATAGTAAGTTACGATTTCTTGGAACTTAAAGCCAAGGAGCAAAAGCATGAAGCTTGAAGCATGGGCGAGACGATGGGGGATACCAAATCCTGCCATAGAGGACTTAAAGAAAATATTTGGGATGGCTACATTAGACGTTATACAGCCAGATGTTATCCAAAAGTCAGAAGCTTCCGTTATGAGTCTAGTGCGTATTGAAGCGAGTAAAAAGGGGTTACGTGTCTGGAGGAATAACGTAGGAGCAACCTACACACCAAAGGGTGATTTTATACGGTACGGGCTAGCTAATGAATCGGGAAAGATGAATAGCTTCATTAAGAGTGCCGATCTAATCGGTATTAGGCCCGTCAAAATTAGAGATCACATGGTGGGTATGACTATCGGTCAATTTGTTAGTCGGGAGATTAAAGCTACCGATTGGAAGTTTACTGGTAGCGAGCGAGAAATGGCACAATTAAGATGGATTGAAGTTATCACAGGGTTAGGCGGTGACGCTTGTTTTGCAACTGATGAGGGAACTTTATGAATCACGTTAAATGTACATTAGATGAGAATAAGTCTTGGTGTGGTGCGGAACTGGATAGTTCATTTCATTTTAAAGATATTGACGCTATGGTTATAAACCTTAAACACGGGAACATTATGCCTTGCTACGAGTGTATGAGAGTTATTATTAAATACCAAGTAGAAGCCAACAAAGAACCACAACAGTTAGAGATGGATGTATGAAAATTACTTTAGACGTAAAGATTGATGATATAGAAAAAGCCTTTTCAGTAATCGGCGGTATTTGTTTTGTAGTTAAAGCCGCCAAGCTATTAGACAAAGGCTATGAGTTAATCGTAGTTGCTGAAACCCAAGAAGAAAAAGAGAACCTAGATGCTCACATGGAGATGATTAAAAATGATAGATCTGGAGATTAAAATTAACAAAATGGAAACTAAAGCCGCAATTGTTTTTCTTAAAACAGTATATGCTTTTATGTATGAGGCCACTCACGGAAATTGTTATTTAAAAACCGTACCTTCTGATGATTTAAAAACAGAAGAGTATTTAAAAGTATTAGAAGAAATAAATAGAGCGGCCCAAGAGTCACACTTAAATAGACAACACGGAGTATAGCAATGAAGTGCAAGGATTGCGGCAGACTAGATGGATTGAAAATATTATTAACAAGTAAGGAAATTGTGTGCAAGGAATGTGAAGCTAAGCGTAATGGCTGTACACACTCCCGCGTCAAATTTTATAAAGACCTTGATTCGGGAGCCTACTATACGATTTGTAAAACTTGCGGGGAACGAAATGAGAAGTAGAAAAGAACCAGAACAGCGGAAGCAAGAAATACTTAACGCGGCTATCGAGCTATCAAAGGAGATAGGATATAGTCATATAACACGGGATGGGGTTGCGGAACGAGCGGGTACTTCGTACGCGCTTGTATCGGTATATTACGGAACTATCGATAACCTCAAATCTGAGGTACTCAAGGAGGCAATCAAACAAGAAATACTCGAAATTATTGGTCAAGGTTTAGCTAGGAAAGACAAACAGACGGCAAGGTTGCCACTCAAACTCAAAAGGAAAGTGCTGCAATACTTGTCAAAATAAAATTTGACAATATAAGGACATACCCGAATGGAATCACTCCCAACGGCGTTTTATTCTCTAAAATCATACAGGCAGTTTATAGTTTATAAAATCGTTAAAGGAACACCAAAGGATATAAAGAAACCGGCAAGTTACAAGGATGGAAGTGTATGGGATGCGCATGATCCCGAAGTATGGACAGATTCAGATACGGCAATTGAAGCGGCAAAAAGGCTAGGAGAAAGTTACGGGGTAGGGTTTGTGTTTACTGACAATGACCCTTTCTTTTTCCTAGATATTGACAAATGTTATGATGGTAAAGATTGGTCACCGTTAGCTAAATCGTTACTCGCTGCGTTACCTGGAGCGGGGGTGGAAGTTTCAAGGTCTAATAGGGGCTTGCACATTATAGGACGTTCGGAACCTTTTGAACATGGTTGCCGTAATAGTGACTTAGGACTTGAGCTATACCATACTAAGCGGTTTGTAGCACTTACGGGTACATTTGCCACAGGGGACGTTAATACCGACCACACTGCGGCTATTAAAGAAATCGCGGCTACCTATTTTAAAGCAGCGCCTAAAGCGGCCCCTGCTGACGATTGGTGGACTAGCGAACCTGTCCCCGAATGGAGTGGCCCTTCAAATGACGTTGAATTGTTGCGGATGGCTTTAGCTTCGCAATCCCTTAAAAGTAAATTCGGATATGAGGAGTCTGCGCGTTTTGTAGACTTATGGGACGCCAATGAATCCACGCTTTCCAAATTTTACCCTCCTAATGATGGCGATGTGTTTAACCGTAGTAATGCTGACGCAGCACTTGCACAACATCTCGCGTTTTGGACTGGTAAAAACGCAACACGTATTGAAACACTCATGCGACAATCAAAGCTTGTAAGGGATAAATGGGAGCGGGCTGATTACTTGCCGCGTACGATACGGAGCGCATGCGGCAAGTGTACGAGTGTACTCAAATCAATCAATACTATAAGGACACCTCAAGATATCACAGCTTCAGATGATGGTCAAGAATACGGCGAACTTATTACGTCAAGTACAATTTTAAGCATTCCAGAGCAACGCACAATGTTCAAAGGCAGTGTGTATATTTGCGACGAAAATGCAGTATTTGTACCTGGTGGGATGGTGTTGGACAAGGAACGGTTTAATGTGATGCATGGTGGCAAAACATTTGTTACAGATCCTTCAAACTCGAAAGTGTCTAAACATGCGTGGGATGCTTTTAATCACAATTATGCCGTTAAGTTTCCTAAAGCCAACAGCGCGACATTCTTACCTGACCGTCCCCCTGGTGAACTTCTAGAACGTGATGGGATGATACTTGTTAATACCTATTGGCCTATACAAACCCCACGTATGAAAGGTGACGTTAGCCCCTTCCTATTTCATATTGAGAAGTTATGTCCGGATGGGGATGACCAAGAAATCTTAATCAATTATTTAGCATCTATGGTTCAATTCTTAGGCCGTAAGTTTCAATGGTGTCCTGTCATTCAGGGGGTGCAAGGTAATGGAAAGACCTTTATCAGCTTGTGTGTGGCTTTTATATTGGGTCATCGTTATACAGCTTTCCCACGTGCAGATGAAATAACAAGCAAGTTTAACGATTGGCAGTATCGTACTTTAGGCGTATTTGTTGAGGATTTCCATAGAACCAGCAACACGCAACACGACACTATGGAAACCTTAAAACCCATGCTTACTGCAGATAGACAAATGATTGAAGGTAAAAACAAAACCAAAATCATGCGCGATATTTGCTGTAACTACATTATTAATACTAACCACAAGGAAGCCTTACGCAAAACCCGTGATGACAGACGGTTCGCTATGTTCTTCACAGCGCAGCAATCTGAGGAAGACTTACGGCGCGATGGAATGCTTGGGGATTATTGCCCTAATTTATACACATGGGCAAAGCGCAAGAACGGTTTTCTTTACGTATCAGATTGGCTACAAGACTATCCCATTAAAGACCGCTACAACCCGCTTATATGCTCACGAGCGCCAAAGACTTCATCAACCGAACAAGCCATTATGGAATCAATGGGTAGTGTGGAAAATGAAATACTTGAAGCTATTGAACAAGAGCGTATTGGGTTTAAAAATGGGTGGATTGGCTCAAGCGCGTTAAACCAATTGTTAGAAGAAGCAGGGATGGCGCGTAGGATACCCCCGAATCGCCGTAGGGCGCTCCTTAAGACATTAGGCTATGATTGGCATCCTGGATTAAAGAATGGCCGTACATCGACCATTATGCCAGGAGAAAACATTAGACCATGCCTTTATATTGTTAAAGACCACTCCAGTCGTTTTCTAGTTGAAAACAATTTAATCATTGAAGCTTATTTAAGGGAACAAAAATAATGCAAACTACACTATATGCGTGTGATTTATGCCGTAAGGAAACAAGGGATGCTAAAGATATGTACGCACCAAGAGATAAAAAGATGCTATCGGTAGTATATGTATTAGACTTTTTGAGACAAAGGTACACAGTTCAAGACGTTTGTGTGCAATGTTTCGATAAGTTTAACGAAATGCTTAACGAGGACTATAAGACTCTTACTGGCAGGAAGTAGTTGACGAACTACATTAACCGAGGTACTCTGATAGTGTATAAACTTAAAAGGGAATTAGGACTATGCAAGCTATCAGAAGACCTCGATTAACCATCCGCATTATACATTTCTTAAGAGCTTACGGCATTACTAATATGGTCAATTTATTATGTTTTGGTATTGTAGTAACGTTTCTATTTAACGTCATCATTCATTAAACGAAAGGGGCGTAAGCCCCTACTTATTACCAATTATCAAAAATAGCACATGGATAAGCGCGAGGGTCACACGTTTCAATCCCTGTGCTTTGTATTTTCCATTCTTTTTTATTATAAGGATAAAGAGAATGTCCTGGTTGATTTACATACGAAAACTCATAATCTGTTTTTCCATTCTTTGAATATAAGCAAGTGATTTTATCAAATGCGCCTTCTTTATATGAATGGAGTATTTTTAAAAAAAAGGTAGTATCTTCTTTAAAATCCATAGGACGGGCTTGCATCATTGCTTTAGGCGCACCAGGACATATAACATTCACGCCTTTTTTACACATCACATTAGGCTGACAATAAAAAGAGCTACCGGCTTGTAGATTTGCGCTTAGTAAAACGGTTAAAGGTAGCACGAGCAACACGTGCTTTGTGAGCTTCTTCATCATAGGTGTATTTCCTTTTCTGAGGTTGGTTTAAGAGATCCGTCTCAGTTATTAGTATACTACGTCCACACTCGCAAGTATGAGCGCTAGGAAAGTGTCCTTGCTTAATTTTTGCCAAAATCCTTTGTGGGCATAACCCTAACTTCTTTGCAGCTTCTTTTGTTGAATACTTTTTTATCATGTTATATACGCATAGTTATTATTAGCACAGCTTGCTATCTTCTTGCCATCAAACGATATGGTCGTAACTGATCGCGTATAATATTGGCCCGAAGAGTCCCAAACCTTTTTATTAGTAAAGCGCCTAACGTCTGTATAAGTTTGACCAGGATTAACAATAATGTTAATGGTCATCTTATCGTTAAACATATTCATGACCTCGTGATAATAGCTAATCTTATATCCTATAGGTGCTTGAGTTGTGTTAGTAATCGATACACCGTGGTCACTATAAAAATCCATTGGCATCGGTGAATGGGCCGCTAATATTACACTCATTGCACATGTAGCTATTTCAACTGTCATACTATCTCCTAATCCTTGGTTACAGCATCTCGTAAATTACTTGCTATTGTTTCCGCGCATTCTTGAGTAAAAGGTTTGTTGTTATCAGTTAACACACCGCCTAATGTGACTACATCAGCCGCTGCAGCTACTGGCAACAATGCCACCCCCAAGGTTGCTTTAAATAAATTATCAAACATTATCATCTCCTATCGCTCGTGTGCCGCCGGTTCAGACGGCATCGTCGCGTTTAACGCTTATAGAGAGAAGGATTTGAACCATCAACTTCCGGCGTACCGGCACTCTACCGATTGAGTTATCTCTATAAGCATAAAATGGCGGGCTATTGGTGCGTCAAGTAAACTGTTTTGTTGTTAAGTCAAAAGTTTATCCAATAGCCCATAATATGTAGTCGCCCGTATACCAACATTTGGCACATCCAAATCCAAAACAATACGGACACATAATGTTAAGCATTTAAATCCCTAATCAAAGTGAGAACTGGCCAAACAGGAGAGTTGGCGACTTATCAACTGCATAGCATGCTATCAGCCCCTGAGATAGTCACATCGCTCTTACAATGCCCTCAGTCCTCGGTTACAAATATAGTCCATCAACTATAGTTAGTCAAGTATTATCCATTCATCCGACATCATGTCATGAAGAAGCCATGAGGCATTGTAGTTAAGGTTTTTAAGATTTACTTGGGGATCCCAATTGGCATGCTTAATGGTTTTACCTTGTTTCATAGCCGCAAAAGCTACTTCAAAAGAGACTTTAGGATAAGGAACGTCAATATCAAGAGTTTCTTCAACAAACGAAAGACGGTCATTTAAATCATTCGCATATTTAACAATTTCTGCACGTTTATCTTCTAAATCAGCTATCCGACCATTTATTTGAACAGAAAATAAATAAAGTCTTTCTAGGACATCATGAAACCTTTCATCTGGTACTTTACTACCCGATTTAATTATTGATTTAATAGCAGTTAATTCATCTTCAATACTCATAAGTTTTCCTTAAATTAGTCTAATATTATCCAACTTTCATACACCATATCTTTTACTCGAATAGCTAAATTACCTCCTCTTGATTCATCCTCAAAATTACTTAAATTAATACCTTTATCCCAAGACCTATGCTTGATAGTTTTACCTTGTCTAAATGCAACTAAAGCCACATCAAAATACACGGGGTAATAAACAGTAGTTCCTTTATCTTGTTTAGAATCATCAATAGGCGTATATAGCGGGGGCAAGCGTTGCTCTAAGCGCTCTAAATGCTTTGTAAGTCCTGATTGTTTAAATGGGTTAAATAAATAGCCTTCAATATTCTCAAGTCTTGTATAAATATCGTCTAAATGTTGTCCCATAGCTTTTTCATCGCTTTTAGCAGGTTCATTTTCGATAACGCATATTAAATCCCTAATAATTGATAAAACCATAGCTATTTTCATGGTATCGGTAGTTTGGCAAGCGTCTGAAAAAATCTCTATTCCTCTTTTAATACCATCAAATTTCATATCTTTCCTTCCTGTAATTTTCTAGCCATTTCGGTCTGTTTAACTATTCTTTGAACATATTCCCAATCTGCGTCATGAACCATAACTGTTCGTTCTTTAAACCCCCATGCTTTATTAATAATTTTTGCCCTGGCATCAATAGCTCTTTGCCTATTACAAAATACACATATACCAGTACTTGCGTAGCGTATTGGCTCGTGGCCACGCATGCAAGGGTGTTCTGCTATATATGTTTTTTGGTTCTTTGATATCGCGTCTAATCGTGCTTGCATATCGTAAATCTCCAATAACTACAAATTGAGTATACAAGATTTAACAAAAAGTACAAGTAAAATATATGTTATGACGAGTAATGACAAGTGGTCAGTTTTTATGCGTCATCGTTAACTATATGATTTAATTAACAAAAAATCGATTTATGACGAATGCGGGCAATGACGAGTAATTTCGCTATTCCCGCCGCTTTTTCCGCAAAGGCTTATATACAAACATATATACTATACTGCTACTTGCGGAGACGCAGATTACTATTTTCTCTTTTACTTGTCATACTCGTCATAAAGAAGAAGAAAGACAATAGAAACAAGGGGTTATGGGCGATGACGAGTAACATGACGAGTAATGACGGAACGAGTACTCGTCATAAAGTATAAAATTGATGCAAAACGGCTGAAAGTGTGGTAATTTAAGTTAGTTAACTAAAAAGGGATCAATTACATGGAAATTATCAAGAAATCATTGGATATTTTGACAGGGTACGAACATAACGCTCGGACGCATAGTGATGAACAAATTAAGGAGATAATGGATAGTATTACGACTTACGGTTTTCTAGACCCGATTGAGGTAGATGCTGCCAATGTGGTCATTTCAGGCCACGCCCGCCTTGAAGCAGCCCGAAGGCTAGGATTTCTTGAGGTGCCTACTATTACCCATAGTCATCTAACTAAAGCGGCCCAAAAGGCTTATATTTTGGCTGCGAACAAATTGGCGCTTAAAGCTGGATGGGATTACGAGCTACTGAAGCATGAGTTTGAGGACATCATTAGCGATGACTTTGACCCAACACTTACGGGCTTTGACCAAGATGAAATAGACGCCATTTTAAATCCTGAAATCGTTGATTACCAGCCGCAGACAGATTCTGACAGTGACCCGAAAGAATCAATATGTAAGTTCGGAGACATTTGGCTATTAGGTAACCATAAGCTAGAATGTGGGGAGAATCCTAAGATATGTGATGATTTAATACGGCATTGGCAAGGACTTACATCACAAAAGGCCATCTTAGAATCAACAGGAGAGATTTTCGATGACAGCGAAAAAGAAGGCTAAAGTCGGCCCAAAGTTACGCCTTGAGCCAACTCCAGAAAACCTAAAGACAATTGAAGGTCTTGCAGGTCAAATGAAGCCTTTGCAAATAGCTAATTTTTTCGGTCTTAAAAAATCTGGTTGGTATGCTACACTAGCAAGATATCCAGAAATTGCAGAGACTATTAAGCGCGGTAGAGCCAAAACAGTTGCCTTTGTTTCAAGTAAGCTAATGGAACTGGTGAAAAAAGGTAATTTAAAGGCTATAATGTTCTATCTGGAAAAACAAGGCGGCGGGAATTGGGTTAAGAAGAGTCATCTGGAAATCAAGGAAGACAAACCGCCCGAAAAGGTTGAGCTTGTTCTCAATACTAAAGATCCCGTTGAAGCTGCTAAAATTTATCAGAAAATCATGACAGGGAGTCACTGATATGTCATCAACCGTACAAGCAAGCGATGGTGCTATGCTTCCTCTCGATTCACTCGAACAGGAAATTGCGTATGCCGGAACTCAAGTAATTTCTATCACTGTAAATTATCCCCCAGGGAGTTTGAAGTTTTATAAACAAACTTTTACTTACACGGGTGTTAACTTAACCGACATTTCAGGGTGGATTTTACAATGAGCTATATTATCGGATCGGATTTTTACAAATGGCTTAAGATATTCCAAGTTCCTACTGGCGGCGGCCCGCCACCATCAGGTGCTTTGCTTGCGGTTAATAACTTATCTGACGTCTTGGATGATACAACCTCTATTGAAAATTTAGGTTTAGGTCGTCCAGGAATTCAGATAGTTAATGATTCAGACTTTGCAGCAGGGGGTGGCACATATACGCTTACTAATCCACCCCCGATATTTGTCGTTATGAACGCGACAAGTCCTGGCCGTGTCTTGAAGCTTCCGCCTCAGAATCAGCCTACATCTTTACAGGGTTCTCAAACGATTCAATTAATCACAGGGAATACGTCAGACCCTATTAATATCCACAATGGGGCTGACACACTTATATTTCAAGTTGGGCCACATGCCTGCTATAACGCAATTCCTAATGACCGCACAAGTGTCGCGGGCGCATGGGAGTTTTTAGGCGTTGTGCAAACTATCAATGGTAATAAGACCGGCGATGTTGAATTAGCTTCAGATCCTAATACCAGATATGTCGCGCCAAGTGGGAGCGATGTACCTGCGGAGAATGATGGGAGCATATTGTTTCCCTATGCATCATTAAGTTACGCAATGTCTCAAATCAATCCAACAGTTGATGGCCCGTACATGATTATCGTTCAAAACGGTAGTTATACTGAGACAAACCTAGCTATTAAACAAAACGTATTTATTTATGGTAGCGAAAGCCAATTAACTATTACTGGCTCGTTATCATTAGACCCTTCGTGGGTTAATGGTGGCTTTTTATTCTTCCAAAACTTCACTAGCTTGAATTTGCCTGCTACTGTTGATTTTGATTTTAATTTAATGGAAGCACCATTCGCATTATTGAATTTCTCAAATAACATCATAACCTCCGCTACTTTAATGAATGTTATTGGTTACACGAATGGAGCTATCGTTAACATAAGCAATAACTTTGGATTTTCTAGTCAGCTATCTTATAACGTGGTGCGATGCTATGGCGCATTGGCTAGTGGTGCATCAGGTGATATAACAGTTACAGATTGTCCTAATTTTAGCGTTATTGACATGACAACTATTGGCAACTTTGGTTATGTTAATAATACAAATACTGATTTCACTTTCTTTCATGAGAACTCCAAAGTTATCGGAACGACTACATATCAAGTTACCGATTCTGGTGATTTATTTGTTGGCGCGAAGACCATGAGTTATTTCAATACGCCAACATTAGATAACGGCGCTGGTGGGGGACGCGTAATATTTACTGCAGATTTCCTAAACGAACTGCCTGCATTAGTAAATGGCGCAACTTATGATGCCACATCTATTGCAGACGCCATGCTAGCTAATAAGTACTTCACGCCCTCCAATTATACGCCCCAAGACGGCCCTCTTGGTGAATGGAAAGCAGACAGTGTGGTCGGTAACTTGAAAGGTATTGATGAAGCCCTCTCTGGCGGCGGTGTTGGGATTCCCACAGCTTACGCAGAAACCTATTTTCAAGACAATGTAACGCCAACGCCTTTTGGCGCCCCAAACACGCCCACGAAGGTCATAGCGACATATAACAGCGGCGATTTACAGCAATTTACGCAAGTTGGAGGTACGTTCACATATACGGGCTTGCCTAATCGTGAATTGAATTTGACGGCCATGATTACGGCAACTTATGAAGGAACTGCGCAAAATACAAGTTTCTACATAACTAAAAATGGCACGCCAATTGCTAAATCTAAACAAACGGCATTTATTGGCCCTATTACGCCAGGAAATCAGCCATTGCCTGTACAAGTTAAAACACCTGCAGTCACTGGCAATACCTTCGAGTTATGGGTAGAAAACAACGACAATACAAATTCTATCGTTGTTAGAGATGTGAATTTTGGTATCGAAAGTCTTGACTTATCAGTGGCTAATATTGGATTGTTGCCATCTTACGCAGGAATGGATTTTCAGGACAATGTTACACCAACACCCATTAGCGCCCCAAATACTCCGGTTAAAATTGTAGCAACTTACAATGCAGGTGAATTAAAAGACTTCACACATTTAAACGGTACGCTAACGTATCAATCGCCTGTATCAAAAGTCTTTGATTTACGTGCTGTAATGAGTGCGACTTATAATGGCACTGCTCAAAACACAAGTTTTTATATTGCGGTAAGTGGCAGTGTGGTTGCTCGATCTAAACAAAAAGAATATATTGGCCCAACAACTCCTGCAGATAAACCTGCAATTTGTCAGGCTTTAATACCTTTAAACCTTGGAAACACCGTAGAGGTTTGGGTTGAAAATAATGATAATAGTAACGACCCGATTGTATCTGACTTCAATTTTATTGCAGAAGCAATGGACGCTATTGGTACCTCGCCAAACATTTCTAACCTAACGCAATTAATATGGGTTAATAATCTTGATGGTAGCGATTTAAACCAAGGTACTATCGATAGCCCATTAAAAACTTATGAAGCCGCACGATTGCTTGCGGTATCTAGGAATCCTAGCGTTAATTTACCATTTAGTATTATTTTGATAGGTAAATTCAACATCACGGGCAATATGACAATAAGCCCATTTGTTAATGTCGTGGGCGATACGAGCTATAGCACTATTGTAATTGTAAGTGGAAATGTAGTACTTGACGCTGCTTGGGGTACAACGACCACGCCATTTACGGTATTTACCGATATTGATTTAGTAGCTGCAGGAATTAGTTTGGTTTATCCAGCGTTCCAAGCAGGTTCGTTCTTACGATTCCAAAATTCGTCATTGCAATTACCAAACGTGAACATTGCCGGTGCAGGAACAAATGCAAGTGCGGAAAGGGTAATATTTGATAATTGTACTACCGATATTTTTGGAAATGGCCCCAATTTTACTACCGATAACGTGAATTTCTCTTTACTTAATAGCGCTACTTCTGGAGTTATTGATGTTGCAGTAACTTCCGCTGTTACTAATGCAAATTGCATCATCCAAAATCTCCAAGGCCCAACTGGAAATATGACGATTAATGCAACTTCCACTGGAACTCTAGCAACTTATATATCTGGATGTGATACGGGGGGACGTACTTTAACAATTGATGGTACATCTAATACCGTAACTATTGATGCAGACTCTTATAAATTTAAGACTTTTGCATTCGGCAGTGGGGCTAGTTTTGCGAATATTAAAGGAAGTATTTCTTTCCTAATTTATATCGATCAACTTAATGGCGATGATAACAATAGCGGTACTATTAATTACCCAATGCAAAATTATGATGCGGCTAGACTTGAAGCGCTAGCGCGTGGGGCGAACAGTAGCCAGCCTTGGGATATTATAGTGGTCGGCGCCCATAATATTGCAGGCGATATGACTCTTAGTCCTAACGTCTGTATTGAAGGTCAGAATCCATATACTTCTGGATTTATCGTAAATGGAAATGTAGTTATTGACCCAAATTGGGGTCTTGGAGATTTAGCATATACACAAGTAAGAAATATGTATATGTACCTAAATGGAACGGATTACCTTTTCACATTCCTAAATCCTGCGGTATTTAGTTTCTTGAAGTTCGTAAATGTTGCCATGAATACCGGCGGTTTTATAACTGCTACAGGTAGCGGAACTGCTGCAGGTACAGAAACCATAGTGTTTGAGAATTGCACAAATGATATCCCAGGCTATGCAGACGGATTCCTAGTTGAAAACGTTAATTTATTCCTCATAAATACGGACATAAGCGCGGGCTCTGTAACAGTAACAGCTTCTAGCGCGGATTCAGTTAACTACCAGTTTGTAGCAAATAACGCTAGGTTCTATACAAATGATATTCATGTAAAAACCAATAATGCCAGCACCTTAACAACGTTTATTACTGCTTGTAATACTATGGGCAGAACCTTGAACATAGACGGCGTAAATAACACAGTTAATGTGGATTCTACGTCCTATATGTTCACATTGGCATTAAATGGTGGTGCGACCTTAGCAAATTTGGTATTGCCAACGAAAACCGATGGTATGACCAATAGTAGCTACAGCCCGTCTAATTATGTGCCTAGTGGCGATACTGCATTTGAAGCAAACACGCTGACTGGGAATTTGAAGGGTATAGACGAAGCGCTTCCTCAGACCGTCATAAATGGAATGACCGCTTCTGGTTTTGCTGGTGTTAGTGCAGTTACTGTACTGGGATCTCACGAAGTAAAAGTCGGAAATATAGTAGTAGGGTCAATTAAATTACAATTTACCTCTACGGGTTCTGTCGTAAATATTCACGCTGGGAAATCTTTCGGAAGTGGCTTTTTACAACTTGAACAAGCAATAGGTTCTGGGATATGCGCTAAAGCGCCATTTACTGCGCTAGGTGATGGCAGTGTGCAAATAGTCCAAGCGGTTTTATTTGCCTCGGAGTTGGAGCTGGTTATGGACGTCAATGGAGCTGACGACTACAGAGCTGAAATTAACTTTACATATGAAGTAATCTAAAAGGAGTTTAGAACATGGTAGCACCAACACTTAAAACCCCACGCATAACCAATGCGGACAAACCAGGTATTGTCTTAAATCCAGGTACGCTAGTATTTAATGATGATACAGACGTGCCAGAATACGTCAATTTAGCAGGTAACTTTGTTCAATTAACTCCTGGCGGTGTGGTCGCTAACGTTATTCATCAACAGCTATGGGTTAATGCAACCGATGGCCTAGACACTAATGACGGTGGCTTATATACCCCGTTTCAAACATACGCAGCCGCTGCAGCGCACGCGGCGCTTACCGCTTCTCCCACTAATAGGTTTTTAATAAACCTAATCGGTAATTTTACTGAAAATTCCCCTGTTTTATACCCATATGTAGACTTAGCATTTAGCGCAGGGTCATTTACCGTTACTGGCGGCCTTGGACTTGCTAATTCTTGGGACACTGTAGTTAACAATGAACTTGTGACTATTACGGGCATGAAGTTAATAGGCTTCTGGGTTTTCAGTTGGATAGGAAATAACGGTAATATCATAAGATTCTTAAATTGCGACCACGGTTTAACAACAGGCGGAAATTTTTTATCTAATCCTGGGTCATTAAATGCATTACAAATTATCAATGATACTTCATTAGTAACCACAAGTTACTCAAGTAATTTGTTTTTAAGCAATAGCCCCTCTGTTCTTTTCAATGCTACCGTAAGCGGCGAAATACGATATGATTTATTGAGCGATGGTCTGACTGTTAATCACTACTTATTAAATTCTAATATTCCTTTCGGTATCATACTCAAAAAGACTATACCTAATACCTCAACTCAAGTCGTACATGTTAGAAATACCCCAATGCCCACAGGTTCTCCAGTACTTGAAGACCCGTTAAGCACAGTTGAAATTGATACAGTTTCTTACTTAAATGATCCTACCCTTTTGTTGGCTGGTGACTTATCTCAAATAATTACTAAAGGTTTAAATGGTATCAGGCAGCAGATATGGGTAAATTCTGCAGTAGGTAATGACTTGAACAACGGTGGTATTAATCAACCTTTTGCTACGTATGACGCAGCAAGAGCATTTGCTGCCGCTGTTGCTTCACCTACTAACAGATTCTTAATGAATGTTATTGGTGACATGACCTTGGCAGGTGACTTTAATATCAATCCTTATATTGATCTTAATTTTGTGGATTCCACAGTAACCATTAATGGTTTATCTGGAATAGTACTCGATGCATCTTGGACGGTAAGCAATGAGAAAGTCCTCATAACCGGATTTAAACCAATAACTTCTCCAGGTTTAAATATCAATTGGGCATCAAATACATATTTAGGTAATGTCGTTACATTCTTAAATTGTAATTGGGCTCAATGCTCCGCAGGTTTTTTATTTTCGAGCAGTTACTCAAATCTTAATGATAATACCGTATGTATTATTAACGATTTAAATCCTGTTCCAAGCAGCTTTAGTGGTGGTTTAACTGTAAGTGATATTAAATCCACAATACAGAGTGTTAATTTTGGGAGCGATTTAAATTATACCTTACTTGATGATGACTATGCCCTTAACCATTATTTACGTAATTGTCACGTGCCTGGAACCGTAAATATCACACGGCCTAATGGTAATGCGCAACAAGCAGTACACATTAGAAATTGCCAATTAGATAATCCTATAAATCTTGATGGACAATTCTGTAGTTTTACTATTGACGTAAACTCATATAACAAAGCACCCATTATCGGCGGTTTAAATTCATATATAGATGTCACGGTGTACGGGATTACTGACGGCTTGTTAATGAATACTTTCACGCCTACTCAATATAGCTTTGTTCCAGGTAGCTACGTTACTAATGCGCTAACAGGTTACATGCAAGGAATCGATAATGCCTTAGCCGGAAAAGCGCCTGTTGTTCCTTATGTTGAAGCAACTAATCTTACTAATATTATTGCAGTCAACACAGAGTACACGGCAAATAACGCCGCCGTTGTATCTTTAACTTTACCAACAAGCGCCTCAGATGGTGACAAAGTTAAAGTTAATGGAAAGGGTGCGGGTGGATGGAGAATCGACCAACAAAACGCAGGCCATGTAATACACTATGGAGCACTTTCAACAACCGTTGGCCCAGGAGGTTCTTTAGCTTCTGCGACTCAATTTGCAAGCATATCTTTAGTTTGTATAACAGCCCCAGATGTTTGGGAAGTCCAAGCCTCAGCAGGTACCTTTACTATTGTATAATTAGGAGCAAAGTATGCCATCTCCATCATTAGTTTATAGTACGCAGTACATATATTTCACAAGTACAGTAGACCCTACGGGTACAGAACCCGTAGTTTCAGGTTATGGACTTCCTGCAAATTGGTTATTCTATTGGTGGAATACTACAACTAACGATATTTTCTATTGCGTTGACCCTACGGGAAGTCCGCTTGTATGGGAAAAAGAAGTTAATGCATCCAATATTGCCGCAATTTTATTAGCCTTTGGATGGAAAATAAATACCAATCGAAGTTATACAACTGCCAGTATAACTTTTGGTACAGGTCGCACCCCCAATGCGACAAATGATACTTTTGTCATATGCAATGTGACAATGGCTATCACCCTCGTCCAAAACTGCACTATTACGGCACAAGTCGATTCTGGTGCGGGTTTTGTCACTAGAGCGCAATGCTCACTTAATGTTGCAGCGGCGAGTACCGTAGGAAGCGCATTGTCTTTCTGGGTACCTGCCAATGCAGCATATAAGTTAGTTAGCGCGGGAACAGGTACAAATACCATTGTTAGTACTCACGAACTTACAATGTAGAGAAACATAATGCCTTTACCGTTTCCATTTGATTTTAAAAATCCGGATTACGTTCAAGTCTTCGAGTGGAGACTTGAATGTTTAAAGCGCTTGCGTAAAGACCCAGGCATATTATGGGGAATGCGTGAATATTATAAGGAAAACCCAGGACAATTCATTATTGATTGGGGTTGTACATCTGACCCCCGTAATGTAGAACGGGGGCTACCGGCAACGCTTCCATTCTTTTTGTTTCCACGACAAGAGGAGTGGATTCACTGGATGATGGAACGCTGGCGCAGTGGAGAAGGTGGGTTAAGCGATAAATCCCGCGACATGGGCCTTAGTTGGCTATCAGTAGCCTTTGCCTGCACCATGTGCCTAATGCACGATGGGATGGCTATAGGTTTCGGAAGTCGTAAAGAAGAATATGTCGATAAGCGTGGAGATCCCAAATCTATTTTAGAAAAAGCCCGAAGATTTTTGTCTGTTTTACCAATGGAATTTATTGGCGATTGGAATATACGAAAACACGCATTCCATATGCGTATCTTATTCCCTAATACCGATTCTATTATCGCAGGGGAAGCGGGAGACGGCATTGGGCGAGGTGATAGAAAATCTATTTACTTTGTGGACGAATCGGCCTTTTTGCCCCGTCCAGAACTTGTAGAAGCTTCCCTATCTAATACTACAAATTGCCGTATCGATATATCCACACCACACGGAACAAACAATCCTTTTGCTAGAAAACGTTTCAATGGGAAAACTAAAGTCTTTAGTATTCATTGGCGTGATGACCCGCGTAAAGATGAAGCGTGGTATTTAAAAGAAAAAGACAAAATAGATGATCCTGTTATTTTTGCACAAGAAGTTGACCTCGATTACTCTGCATCTATGGAAGGTATTTTAATTCCGAGCGCTTGGGTTCAATCCGCCGTTGATGCACATCTTAAACTTAATATTAAACCGTCAGGAAAACGAAGCGCTGCGTTTGACGTTGCAGATGAAGGGAAAGACAAAAATGCTTACTGTGGTCGATATGGGATATTGGTGGAATATTTGGAATCGTGGTCGGGAAAGGGTGACGATATATATTCCAGTGTTGAAAAAGTTTTCACTTTATGCGATATTTTCAATTATCCTGTTGTGCTATATGACGCAGACGGCCTGGGTGCCGGAGTTAGAGGTGATGCTAGAGTCATTAACTCTAAACGAAATAAGCAGGTACTTTTCGACGCTTTTCGGGGATCTGGCGAAGTGGTTGATCCAGATAGCGATCCCTTTTTGAGAAAAGGACAAGCAAGAGGCTCAGGGACGAGCCGCACTAATTCAGATTTCTTCAAGAACTATAAAGCGCAAAGTTGGTGGGCGCTCCGTAGAAGATTCGAGATAACACATCGTGCAGTTACGAAAGGTTATACCGAATATGACCCTGATGAAATCATAAGCCTATCTAGTTCCTTACCAGAATTACGTAAATTAATGATAGAATTATCACAGCCTACTTTTTCCGAAGATAATGTCGGGAAAATAGTTGTTGATAAAGTACCTGATGGCGGCCTGTCGCCTAATTTGGCAGACGCTGTGATGATTGCATTCGCACCAAAAAAGAGAACCGGAGGAACGTTTCATGCTCCAACTTTTTAAAAACTTATTTAAAAAAGAAGAACCGAAAGCACCAGCACCAAAGCCAGAGGTTAAAGCGAAAGCGCCTCCTTTCAATAGTTATGCAGAGGATGAACTTCGTTTATCTCGGATGGAAGATAATATTAAACGAACGTTTCAGCCAGTTCCTAAAGAACATTTGGCGCCTGCCATTGGAACGATGGATTCTTTTTCAATTGGTGCATCTAAATTACCTTTTGAAAATACCCTCATGTCTACAAGCGTTTTGTCTTGGTATTTGTCACAAGGTTTTATAGGCTATCAAAATTCGGCAATGCTAGCGCAGCATTGGCTCATTAGTAAAGCATGCCTCATGCCTGCACAAGACGCCGTACGTAAAGGTTACGAAATAACTTCAAACGATGGCGAAGATTTAGATTCTGATGTTCTTGATGAATTGCGTAAAGCGGACGTTGCTTATAATCTTAATCACAACTTGGTCGAATTAATCCACATGGGGCGCATATTCGGCATTCGTATCGCGATGTTTCTTGTTGAATCTAATGACCCCGATTACTATTCAAAACCCTTTAACCTTGATGGCATTAAGCCTGGAAGTTACCGAGGTATTTCACAAATTGACCCGTATTGGATAACTCCCCAATTAGATGCAGAAGCGGCAGGCAGCCCTGGAAGCATTCATTTCTACGAGCCTACCTGGTGGAAAATTACAGGTAAATTAGTTCATAGGTCACACCTTGTTATTTATCGTACTGAAGAAGTAGCCGATATTTTAAAGCCTTCTTATATTTATGGCGGTGTGCCAATTCCACAGAAAATCTATGAGCGCGTGTACGCAGCGGAGCGTACTGCCAATGAAGCTCCTATATTGGCAATGACTAAACGTACCGATGTCCTTAAAACCGATGTTGCTCAAGCCTTAGCGAATCAAGGTGAATTTGATAGGCGAATGAGTATATATGTTCGTAATCGAGATAACGAAGGCATAAAGATTATCGATATAAATGATGAAATGGAGCGCCTTGATACTTCATTAGCTGAATTAGATGCCGTTATTATGACTCAATTTCAATTAGTGGCTTCGGCTTCTAATGTACCATCTACAAAACTTATGGGTACAAGCCCTAAAGGTTTCCACGGAAAAGGTGAATATGAAGAATCGAATTACCATGAGTTCCTAGAATCACTCCGTGAAACCGGCCCGACTGCAATGGTAGAAAGGCACCATCAGATTGTTATTAGGTCAGATATTGCGCCAAAGTTTGGGATTGACCCCTTTGAAACATGCATCTATTGGAATAAGCTTGATGCAATGACTGAAAAAGAACAGGCAGAAGTCAATAAAGCAAAAGCGGAAACTGGCAAAACGCTCATTGATGCAGGTGCGATTAGTAGTGAAGATGAACGCAGACGCGTTATAGCTGATCCAACTTCGGGCTATAATGGGTTAATTGAGGAAGAAATGCCCGAAGATGCGGGAGTAGTTGATAGCGAAAGCGGTGAACTTGACGATGCATAGGAAAATAAAACTATCGCCTAAAAAGTCCAAATGGCTCGGTAAGAGAAGTGTGGCTATTAAAGGCACACCTCTCAATTACAATGCTAGCCTGCAGGTACAATACCAGCGGGCTTTGCGCCAGTTGGTCAGAGAAATGACAAGAGAGACAGAAAAGCGTATAATGGCATTGTTTGATACTAAACATTCAGAAAACTACTTTAGGATGCAAGAAAAAGCCACAATGGACGCGAGCATAACTTCAAAAGCTAAAAAACTTTTGAATGAGTTAACTAAACGGTTTAGCCAGCTTTTTAATAAAAAAGCGGGGCTTTTTGCAGATAAAATGCTAAAAGGGACTTTAAAATACTCAGAAATCAGTCTCAAGAGTTCCCTTAAGAAACTATCCGGCGGCCTTACTTTGAATACGGGCGTCATCCCTGCCGGAATGGAAGATGTTGCAAAAGCCATCATAGAAGAAAATGTTAAGCTAATAAAATCGATACCTGACAAATATTATGATGATGTTTCAGGTATGATAATGAGATCGATTGCTTCTGGCGATAATGTGAATATTGAGCCAATGTTAAAAAAATATAGTGGCATATCGGATCGTAAAGTGAGTCTTATGGCTCTCGACCAAACCCGAAAAGCTTATAACACTATTAATAAACAAAGAATGCAATCACTTGGGATAAAAAAGTTTGAATGGATTCACAGTGGCGGAAGTCAAGAACCACGACAGTCTCATATGGATTTAGATGGTCGAATTTTTAGTTTTGATGACTTACCGTTGAAAGGTGAAGAAGGTTTTATAAATGGACAGTTCCCTGGGCAAGCAATTAATTGTCGTTGCCGCATGGGGCCGGTAATAGAGTTTGAAAATGGAGAGACAGCCTAATGCCGCTATTAAAAGGTCATAGTAAAAAAGTACTATCTCAGAATATTTCTGAGCTAGTGCATTCTGGATACCCGCAAAAACAAGCGGTGGCAATTGCTTACTCTAAACAACGCGAAAAGGATTCCGGTTTTGGGGTTCCCGTTCCTGATTTAGATACCACATTGCCGACTCATAGCGAATCGAATCGTGTTACAGATTTCAATGGATGGTATGAAGTGAAAGGAAATCCCCTTACTAAAGTTGGGGTTTTCCCTTATCCCGGTCGTCAAATCGATTCATCGTTAGAACCCGATAAGATTTATCAGGTTTACCGTCCTGCTGAAGAATTACAAGACCCTGATACTATTGCTTCCTTTAAGCTCGTACCGTGGGTCGATGAACACGTTATGCTTGGGTCATCCGCTGAAGGATTAACCCCTGCAGAACAAAAAGGTGTGCAAGGCGTTATCGGAGAAGAAATTTTCTTTGATGGCGAGTATCTGAAAGCCAATATAAAAGTATTTTCGGATAAATTAGCTAAGTTAATCGAAAATGGTAAAAAAGAGTTAAGTATTGGGTATAGGTGCTTGTACGAAATGACAGCGGGGGTGTACAATGGTGAGAGATATGATGCCATTCAGCGCAAGATACGCGGAAATCATCTCGCCCTCGTTGAACAAGGAAGAGCAGGGCCAGACGTTGCCGTCTTAGATCATTTTAAAATCGCGTTTGATGCAAAGGAGTTTCATAAAATGGAAAAGGAAGAAATGAAGGAAATGGACAAGGAAGAAATGAGTCTTGAAGCTTGCCATAAGATGATTATGGAGCTAAAGGCTGAAGTCGCCAAGCTTTCCGGTGGCGCTCCGGTTCACGATGTTGAGCCAGATGACTTCGTTAAAAAAGCTCATGTTACAGATGACGATGATGACATGGACGATGATGACGATGAAGAAACTGTCGAAATCAAAGACGATGACGACAAGAAAGAAAAGGATGATAAAAAATCCAAGGATGACAAGAAGGCCAAGGATGACAAAAAAGTCAAAGATGGCGAAATGGAAGAACCCAAGGGCGAAGCTAAAAAGCCAAAAGACAAAAAGGATTACTACGGCATGGACGCTAAACTTAAGAAAGAATTTCTCAAAGAAATATCCGAACGTGATGATTTAGCTAAAAAACTATCATTCCACGTAGGTACTTTTGACCACGCAGAAAAAACTCTGCAAGAAGTGGCCGAGTACGGCATCAAGAATTTGAAATTGCATTGTCCAGAGGGCCATGAGATTTCAATGTTACAGGGATATCTATCCGCCGCAAAAGCAACGAGCGCATCAGTTCAAGCTATGGACGCAAAAGTTGAATCAAGCAGCATAGATAAGTTTCTTAAAGAAGCCCAAGGAGGGATTTAATCATGCCTTTTCAATCAACTGTCTTTAGACAAACTGGTCTAAGCGTTCCAGGCGAAATTTGGTCAAATACACCAATTCGCTCCCAGTCTTATATTCTACAATCTGTCTTAGCTAGCCAAAATATTATCGGTGCTACAGCTTATACTATCGTTTCCGAAGGTATTGCTCGTGCTGGTGGTACAGGCGCTTATGCAGGTATTTTAGTAATGCCAAAAGATTACGCTCTCTACGGTACATTAGGTACTGCTTTAGCACCCACAATGACCTTAGCGAACGAAGTACAAGCGGACATCTTATCAATGGGTACAATAGTCGTCACTTTGCCTGCTCCTGCAGCAATCGGAGACGTAGTACTTTACGATACGACTACAGGTGCGTTGAGTACAGTTCCTCCTGGAACCCCATTGCCTCCTGGAACCGCTTCTGCTAATGCTTACGTAGATTACTTCACAGTGACCGCTGCTGGTTTAGCTGTGATTACCTTAAATCCAAACGTAATTAACCCATAAGCCAAGGAGTAGGCCAATATGAGACAATCAGTAACTAAATCTTGGAGACCTGCCCGTGGTTTCACTGCGGTAGATAACTTCAATGTAGAAGAGTTCCGAGAACTAGATAAACTCGGTATTCACTTCGGATTAGATAGCAATCAAATTCGTCCTATGATGAAAGCGATCATGGCAGACGCAATGGACGCTATCCAGCCCTTAGTAACAACCGCTTCTATTACCACACCTGTACAATTTCTGCAATTTTGGATGCCAGGATTTGTAAAAATTGTGACGGCTGCGCGAAAAATAGACGACCTTATTGGTATGGATGTTACCGGCGCATGGGAAGATGAACAAATCGTTCAAGGCGTGTTGGAACCAACTGGTAACGCGATTCCTTACGGCGATACAACTAACGTCCCATACGCAAATTGGAACACCAATTTCGTATATAGAAACGTTATTCGTTTCGAGCAAGGAATGATTGTTGACCGTTTAGAAGAATTACGAAGCGCTAGAATGCGTGTGGATTCTTCTGCTGAAAAACGTCTGTCTTGCGCTAAGCAATTGGAAATCGTTCGTAACAGAATCGGTTTCTTCGGTTACAACAACGGTGCTAACTTGACATATGGTTTCTTAAATGATCCCTCTCTGCCTGCGTATGTACCTGTTGCTAACGGCGTATCTGGTTTCCCACAATGGTCAACCAAAACATTCTTAGAAATTTGTAAAGATATTCGTACTGCGCTCCAAACATTACGTACAAATTCTCAAGATTTAATTGACCCTGAAAAAGTTAATCTTACCCTAGCTGTGTCCACTAATGCAGTCGACTGGTTAAGCACAACTTCCGATTTCGGTATTTCTGTCCGCGATTGGTTGAGAAAAGCTTACCCACGAGTTCGAGTCGAATCGGCTCCTGAATTAAATGGCGCTAACGGTGGTAATAACGTCTTCTATCTTTATGCAGACGCTATTCAAGAAGATTCCACTGATAACGGTAGAACCTTTATTCAGATGGTTCCAAGTAAATTTATGGTACTTGGTGTTGAACAAAAAGCTAAAGGTTATGTTGAAGACTATGCGAATGCTTCGGCAGGCGTAATGGTTAAAAGACCTTGGGCAGTCGTTCGATTTACCAATATCTAATAATTTGAAAGCGCCGCATCCTGCGGCGCTCATATAAAACGGAGATATTTAATGTCTTATTATATCTATTCCACTCTTTCAAGTGATATGGTCTATTGTTTATATAGCTATAAGCCAGAAGATTTGAGGCGTGATATGTCGGTTATCTTGAGAAAAATACCTGTTGCGGGTAAGGCCAATGTTGCTAATAAAAACTTGGTAACTCCTCGTGGCGCTGTTACAAAAGTAACTGATGAAGAATATGAGATATTAAAGAACGACCATACTTTTAATGACCATGTAAAAAGGGGCTATATCACGGTTGAAAAGAAAGAATTCTCCGTTGATAAAATCATTAAGAACATGAAGCCTAAAGATGAATCGGCCCCTTTAACTCCAGAATCTTATGATAAGTCGCCTCTGGGAGCGCCTAGACCTATTGCATAAGGAAATCAAATGTCGAATATCATTGAATTTGATGTAGCTGAATTCCGCCTATCGTTTCCTGAATTTGCTAATGTATTAGTATATCCAGATGCGATGCTGCAGCGTTATTGGAATCAAGCTACATGCTATATCAGTGATATGAATTGCGGATGGCTTAAAGATGCCTGTAGACGTTTAGCACTTGATTTAATGCTGGCGCATCTACTGAATATCTTTTTACTCATCCAATCTGGTCAAACGTCTATTTTAATTAAAGGTTCTACTATTGACAAAATAACTGTCAATTTAGAAATGCCTCCGTTAAATAATGGGTGGCAATGGTGGTTAATGACCACACCTTACGGGCAACAATTGTGGGCGCTTTTACAAGCTCGTTCTGTTGGGGGCTTCTATATTGGGGGTCTTCCTGAATTGTCAGCTTTTCGGCGAGTTGGTGGTGGCTTTACAAGCGGACGGCCATCGGGAGGATGCAATGGATGTTAAACGTGTGCCAGGTGCAGACCGAAAACATCTAGAAGTTGCACTTAAAAATCTACAAGGAAAAGTCGGCAAAGTAGGGTGGTTCAAAGGGTCTTATTACCCGAATGGGATGCCCGTTGCTGCCGTAGCCGCTATTCAAGAAAAAGGTTATGAACCTAAAAATATACCTCCAAGACCTTTTATGCGTCCGTCTATCATTAAATATGAGCAAACTTGGAAACGTGTGGCTTTTGAAGGTTCTAAAAATATTCTTGAAGGTAAATCGACTGCTTATAAAGTTATGAATGATATCGGCGCTGTTGCTGTTAAAAATATCCTTCATACTATTAAGGGCATTTACACCCCCGCATTAAAAGCCGCCACTATCGCTAGACGCTTAGCTAAATACACTAATAAAAGCAAGATTGGTAATTTATATAAGCCGCTTAATGATACTGGCCGTATGATGGCAACCCTGATTAATGTAGTAGAGGAGGGTTAACTATGGCACTCGGACGTGTACCTGGTTCTAATCTTCTAGCTCAAGCCCTTACGGTTATAACGCCGCAATTTGTAACTTATACAGCTTATGTTAGCCGCGTGGTAAATACCGTCGGTCAATGGGTGAATACTTATGCTATTCCAGTAACTATTAAAGGAAGTTTTCAGCCATTACCTAAAGGCTTATATCAAGCCTACGGATTAGATTTACAAAAAACTTATTTTGTATTTTACACATTAAACGATCTGCTCGATATACACAGAGATTTCTCGAATGATATGATTGCCTACAATGGACAAACGTATCAATGTGAGTCTAATACTGAATGGTATGCTCAGGATAAATGGAAAGGCGTTTTATGCTGTGCGTTAACGGCGAGTACTTAAATGACGGATAACCAATTAATACAATTGTTTTTCCCTATCATAACTGCAGGCTTAACAAGTTTAGGCTATACAGGCGTGACTACTATTGCCGCGAATCAGCCCACACAACAAGGCATTCCCACAGGGCCAAGTGTCTATTTTTATAAAATAGGCGACAGACGCTATGGGTTTTTAGAACGTACAGACGTATGGAATGGCCTAACGTCTGAAATGATTCATACTGAGCGACAACAATATGAAACAACTTTTCAAATTAGTACATTAGTTATTCAGTCACCAGCGACACCAAATCAGTACACAGCCTCCGATTTGGCGAACGATGTGGCGTCTATTATGCAGAGTGATAACACTAGAAATATACTGTACAATAGTAGCGTAGGTATTTTAAGAGTTACAGATGTATCAAATGGATATTTTGTAGACGACAAAGATAATTTTGAAGCATCCCCGAATTTCGATTTCGTGTTAACACATTATCGAGAATATGTTACTCAAGGGAACGAATGCAAAGAAATCGAAGTCGATATTTTTAGAGTTTAAAATTCATGGAGAGAATTTATGGCAATATCATTAACACGGTATGTCGATATCGTATCGAGTGTCGGTGCAGGAGCGGTAGTAGCCCGAAGAAGTCTAACGGGACGAATCTTTGACACAAATCATTTGATTCCTAGTAACTCATTTATAACTTTTTCTAATGCAGCGGATGTACTTGCATATTTTGGCGCAGGTGAAGAATACAACCGCGCTTCACAATATTTTAGCTGGATTAGCAAAAACGGCACTCTAGCGCAAACATTAGATTTCGCTCGATGGGTTGATGCACCTCAAGCACCCGAAATTTTCGGTAATAGGAACAGCATTCAAGCCTCCTCGTTAGCAGTGTTTCAAGCTATTACTGCAGGTACTTTCGGATTAACCATTGCGGGAACTCCACATACTTTCAGTATCGATTTTTCAACTGCAACCTCTTTGGGCGGCGGCGCTCCTAGCGTGAAAACTATATTACAAGCTGCCATTAATGCAGCTGACGTTGACCCTGTATGGGCAAGCGCAACTGTAACTTATGATGCAGTTCGTGGTTCCTTCCAATTTGTAGGCGGTGCAACCGGCCCTGCAACAATCTCTGTACAAGCGGGCGTTGGTGGTACACCAATCGCGGGCCCAGGAGCAGATAATATTTTGGGATGGTATGAAGGAACTAGCCTCGTTATTTCTGATGGTGCAAATGCACAAACTCCAGTTGAGGCTGTGATGGCTTCTGCCGTAGCGTCAAATAACTTCGGTTCCTTCCTATTCATGAATACGACCACATTACCTCAAGTAATAGAAGTTGCCACATGGAATGCTGGCCAAAATGTTACTTACATATACCTAGTAGCTGTCACAAGTATGAGTGAAGCAACTAGTTATAATGCGGCTTTAATAGGATTTAGGGGTACTGGCGTAATGCTATCGCCTTCTCCTGCGCCATTAAATTACGTAGAGCAAGACCCTATGCAAATATTTGCCGCTACAAATTATGACGCCATAAATAGCGTCCAGAACTATATGTTCCAAATATTCCCTGGTCAGGAAGCATCTGTAAAAGATGATGCAACCGCCGATTTTTATGATGGCCTGCGTGTAAACTACTATGGTCAAACACAGACTGCTGGTCAGTTTATATCTTTCTTCCAACGCGGAAACCTAATGGGCGGTGTGGATGCGCCTATCGCAATGAACGTATATGCGAATGAAGTATGGTTGAAAGACGCAATGGGCGCTGCATTAATGCAGTTACTATTAGTTCAAGGCCGAGTACCAGCAAATGCCACAGGTCAAAGCTTAGTGTTATCGTCATTACAATCTGTAATTGATGAAGCATTAAACAATGGAACCATTAGCGCTAACAAGACTCTAACGGATACACAGATAGCCTTTATCACATCCACGGCAGGAGACGATAAGGCATGGTATCAAGTACAAAATTCCGGTTATTGGGTAAATTGTCAAATCGTGTCCTTCTTTAACAATATTACCAGTCTTACCGAATTCAAGGCCGTCTATACTTTAATCTATAGTAAAGATGATACGATCAACAAGATCACCGGCCAACAAATATTGATCTAAAAAAGGAGTTTTGGTCATGACTAAAATTATTTCAGGGTTTGGAGCAGTCGTTACAGTAATTGCATCAAATACTTTTCGAGGCGCGGGATTCCCACTAACAGAGTTTGCGGATGACGCAGATCCTTTTGATCTCCCGCCTTTAAATATTGCTGAAACATCGATGGCGCTAAATGGTGAGCAGTTAGCGTGGGCGAAACCCAATCCCATCAAACTCAGCATTAGTGTTGTTCCTTTGAGTCCAGAAGATATCAATCTCGGTATTTTGCTAGAAGCAAACCGTGTGGGCAAAGGGAAACAGGGCGCACGAGACATTATTACAATTAACGTGGTCTATCCTAGCTTTAGGTTTATAACCTTTAGTGAAGGAGTTATTACGGATGGTATGCCAGGCGATGCTATTTCCAGCGCAGGACGCCTTAAGAGCAAAACCTATAATTTCAGTTTCCAAAATAAGACAGGGGTCTAATAATGCTTGAACCGAAAGATATTGAAATTAACGGAAAACATTTTGTAATCCATAAATTCGATGCCGTTGAAGGACGTAGGATTATTTGTAATTATCCCACGACTGCAATGCCGAAAGTTGGCGATTACGATGCTAATGAAGAGATAATGTTGCGTTTAATGAAATATGTTTCGGTTAGGGCGAACGATGTGGTAATCCCCTTAACTTCAATGGCACTCGTTAACGCCCGTACTGGCGATTGGGAAACCTTAATGAAATTAGAAGCGGCAGTGTTGGAGTATAACTGCTCTTTTTTTCGGAAAGGGCTAGTCTCGACTTTATTGGAAGATTTAGCCCAGAAGCTCCCAGTGTGGATTTCAAAAATATTGACGGATTCATTGGAGCGATTGTCGCAGAAGGAAAAGCCACGCTCCACGAACTAAAAACCGTCTATACTCTTGAAGATGCGTTTTTAATGTGGGAAGTTATTGCGGTAACTCGGCATAATGAGTATCTTGCTGCTAGGCATGCGGCAAAGAAAGCAGAGAGGAAATAACGTGGCTGTCTTAGATACCTTTTATATTCTGTTTAAGAGTGATTCGGCAGAAGCTGAAAAAAGCTTAAAGCGCCTTAATACGCAATTAACAGGCGTTGAGAGTTCGCTTGGCCGCGTTGGACGCCGATGGTTTTCTCTATATGCACTTATTAATGGTATTGGGCATTCATTCCGATATGCGTTTGAACTGAATGCTGCCTCTGAAGCTTTGGGTGTAAATGCCGAAGCCTTGAGTCTTTGGGGTGGCGCGGTTACAAAGACAGGCGGGACACTTAAAGGATTTGAATCATCTCTTGAATCTTTAGCAAAACATTTAGGAACTACACCAAAAATTGCACTGGAAGTTTTACCCAAACTTTCCGACCAATTCCAACGATTAAGCCGCTTTCAAGCCTTGAAGTACGGAAAGCTTATAGGTCTTGATACCCCCACGATTCTATTGCTCCAGCAAGGACGCCGTGAGCTAGATGCCATTATAAACCGTCAACGTGAATTAGGCGTGGTTACTAAACGCGATTCGGAAATTTTCGGCAAATTTAAAAATGAACTTGAAGACACTGGCCACGGTTTTAGATCACTTTTCTATCAAGTTGCTCTAGCGGTCTTACCCACATTAAGCAAAGTACTTCACGGCATTCAGGATGTCAGTATTTCATTGCGCAAGCATTCAGGATTTATTAAAGGCGCTTTACTCGTCTTAGGCGCAGCAGCGGCATTGGCGGCAGCGCCATTTATCATATTGAATGCCGGAGCTATTGCGGCGGCTGCAGCGGTCACAGCTTTTGCGGTTGCCGTAGGCTTGGCGTGGGACGATGTGCAAACTTTCTTACGAGGCGGCGATTCTTTAATTGGCCGTTTAATGGAAAGATTTCCTGAGTTAAAAGTAATTGCGGTAAATTCTTTTAATGAAATGAGCGATAGTTTAAATCGGTTTAAGCATGACATGGGCGTTCTTTTGAAATGGGTATCGGCGTTAGTTGATGCTTTTAAGTATCTTGATGAAAAGGTTGTTACCCCTATCCAAGAGAAATTAGGGTTTACGGGTGTAGGAAAAAATCTATACTTATCGCTATTAACTGGACAAAAAGAATTATTAACTGCATCTAATAATCCGATATCTTCTCAAACATCTAATAGTATTTTTAATAACACAAGCCGCAATGTAAGAGAAAGTAATATTAGTATCGGTGAGATTAAAATAGAGACTCAAGCCACAAATCCACGTGAAATAGCTTATGGCTTAAATGTTGAGTTACAAAATCAATTCAGGCAAACTCAAAATAATTTAGCTAATGGAGTATTAATATAATGCCTGTGAATCCATTAGATGTGTTATTGCCTACAAAAGCCTATGACCAAGTTGCGGTTTTTGACCAAGACTTTAATCAGGTATTTCCTAGAGCTAGACCTATAAAAGCTATTGTTAAAGAAGAAGCGAAGGTCATGGAGCATCCATTAGAAACAGGTGCGACCATTGTTGACCACAGAATAATATTGCCTATTGAAATTGAATTATCTCTTGTTCTTCAATTTGCCGATTACCAAGATGCCTACAACCAAATAAAACAATTCTATCTAAATGCCACGCTGCTAATTGTGCAAACTAAATCGGGCGTATACCCAAATTTATTAATAGCAGCAATGCCGCATGAAGAAACTCCTGAGATGTATGATGCGTTGGCAGTTAGCTTAAAGCTTCAAGAAGCGCAATTTGCTACCACAACGAATCAATTTGCTAATAAAAACCCAAGTCAAGCGAGTACGGTAAACCGAGGTAATCAGCAACCTTTAACGCCTCCTACTACTCCAGACAGGTCGTATTTATTGAATGTATCGGGGATAAAATGATTTTAATTCCTTTATCAGCAGTGGTTAATCAAACATTTTCTATCGTACTTGAGGGTAGCCAATACGATTTAGCTATCTATTTAGCTAAAAATGTCATGGCCATGGATATCGTTAGGGATAACACTACGATACTTTTAGGCGCTCGATTACTACCAAATTCTCTAATTATTCCTTACAAATATTTAGAAAATGGTAATTTCTTTATGACTACCGAAAACGGGGCTTATCCAATTTATACGGAATTCGGTATTACGCAGTTTATGTACTTTTTAACTCAAGTTGAATTAAATGGGCTTAGGGCTACACCATGACGAATGCGCTTGATCCTAGGTTGCTTTCTGTCTCCATTGAAGTCAATGGGGTAATAAAAACCTATGATAAGATTTACATCAAAGCCACCGGCACTCGGTATGCGAACGCACTCCAAAATGAAGCTGTGATTACTTTAACCAATTTGGATAAGGTAACTCAAGATTTTATCTTGACTGAAACTAGCCCTTTCACCCCCAATAGAACGCCTAAAATTGTTAGGCTTTTCGCAGGTCGGGAATCCTATGGTACAACTCTAATTTATAGCGGAAATGTAATTAGCACAGTGGTATCGCAACCTCCCGATGTAACTATTACTTTAAAATGCTTAACGGGCAATTTTATTAAAGGTTCAGTCGTAGCTAGGAATCATCCTGGAGTAGCCACACTTGCGGATATATCCAGAGGTATTGCACAAGATACTAACACGATATTAAATTTTTCAGCGACTGACAAAAACGTCACGAACTATAATTTTTCTGGTTCTGCTTTAGACCAAGTTGGAGTTTTAGGAACTTTAGCAAACATTAATGCATTCATTGATAATAATGTTCTGGTTGTAAAAAATGTTAATACAACAATTTCGGGTTCTATAAAGATTCTCGATTCATCCACAGGAATGATAGGTATTCCAGAACTTACAGAACAAGGTGTAAAAGTTAAGTATTTGTTAGATAATGTATCAAGATTAGGCAGTGGGTTACGTATAAGAAGCGAAGCCTATCCTGCTGTTAATGGAGATTATGTTATTTTTAAATTAGGCTTTGAAATATCGAATAGAGACACTCCGTTTTATTTTATAGCGGAAGCATCGAGGCAAAGAGCATGAGTGCATCAGGTAATAACCCTAATATTAATCCGGCGGATAATGATTCGCTTGCGGGGGTGGTGCGTTTTGCTTTTCAGCAATTGATGCGCGGTGTCGATGGTATGTTACCCGCTCGCGTTCTGGCGTACGACAGGACTGCCAATCGAGTACAGGTTGAGCTAATGATCGCAATGATCACTACCTCCGGCGCACAAGTAAGTAGAGCGCAAATAGCTAATCTCCCTGTAATAAATCTTGGCGGCGGCGGGTACATTCTTAATTTCCCTTTAAAGGAGGGAGATTTAGGTTTCGTATGTGCAAATGATCGTGATATCAGTTTGTTCTTACAAAGTTACAAAGAATCGCCCCCAAATACGATGCGCGTTAAAAGTTTTTCTGATGGCGTATTTATTCCCAGTGTACTAACCGGATATGACGTAAGTGCAGAAGATGGAAAGATGGTTATTCAAAATCTTGATGGAACCGTTAGAATAGCCTTAAGTGAAACCGACATACGGGTAACCGCACCTGCGATATTTTTAGATTCTCCAGTTACCACGGTTACAGGGGAATTAGTAGTCGAAGGTTTAACAAGAACTACTGCCGGATTGGCGGTAACTGGTATTGCCACAACTGTATATGCGGGTTACTTTGGTGGGCCTATGTATGTATTGGGCAATGGCGATTCTAGTGTTGCCTTTACTCCTGGGGTTCCAGGGGCTCCAATCCCGCCGCCACCCCCACCATAGAGGATATTAAATGACTGCGCAAACTTTAGCGGTAAATGATAAAAATGATATCTACCTAGGTAAAGATGGTAATCTCGTTGTCGTTTTTGATTTACAAGGAACGCTGCAAGCATGTGAACATGCGGCAACAACTATACTTGGGGAAATGATTTATCAAGTAAATCAAGGAATTCCAAATTTTGAGCTTGTTTGGGTCGGTGTCCCTAACATTCAACAGTACCAAGCTGCAGTACGTGCAGCACTTTTAGAGGTTGCGGGGGTTGTAGAGATAGTATCTTTTATAGCCGATATAAGCGATAATACGCTAAGTTATACCGCAATAATCCGAACAATCTACGGAATAGGGTCAATCAATGGCTGACGTATATAAATATGTGGAACCTGAAGGCGTTATTATTCCCGATACCGAAGTTATTAACAACGGAGTCATTACGGAATTTAAAAGTTTATTTGGGGCGGATTTAATAGTCACGCCTAATACTCCTCAAGGTCTTTTGATAACCGCAGAAACTACTGCCCGTGACAGCGTGGCTACTAATAACGCAACCTTGGCAAACCAGATTAACCCCAATCTCGCCGGTGGGATTTTCCTAGATGCTATTGCAGCACTTACAGGAACCCAAAGAACGGCAGCGTCTTTTAGCTTGGTTACAGGTACGGTTGCAGGTGTTCCAGGTACTATTATTCCCGCTGGCTCATTAGCACGAGAGAACGTATTTAATCACCTATTCCAAACAGTAACGATGGTTACTATTCCAGTTACAGGTTCCATTGATGTCCAATTCCAAGCAGTAGATCCAGGGCCAATCGCTTGTACTGCAGGTACTTTGGTTATTATTGTAAGCGTAGTCATTGGGTGGGAAACCGTTACTAATGCCGCTGCTGCAGTCCTAGGAACTGACACACAAACAGACGACCAAATGAGGGCATACAGAAGAGCTACTTTAGCCCTTCAAGGCCAAGCATTACCTCAAGCTATTTTGGCTGGCTTGTTTGCGACACCTAATGTCAAAAGTGCTACCTTCCGAGAAAATACCGCTAATACAACTCAAGTTATTGATGGCGTAACAATGGTTGCGCATTCCATATATGCCTGCGTAGATGGCGGAACTGACCTGGATGTTGCTACAGTTTTACTAAATAAAAAATCCGGTGGCTGTGCATATAATAATGGCGCACCTGGCGCAACTCCAGTAACTGTGCCAATTGTAGATCCCTATAGTGGTCAACTATATAACATCTTATTTGATAGACCCGAATTAATCCCAATATACGCACAGGTTACCTATAGCGGCGGTCAAACTGACCCAGGTACTACTATTAAGAACGCTATCGTAAATTATGCTAATGGATTAATCCCAAATGAACCTGGATTGATTGTTGGCGCAGATGTTTCACCTTTTGAATTCGCAGGCGCTGTTCTTTTCTACGACACTACAATATTTATTGAAGATGTCGGTCTATCATTAACTCCAGGTGGCCCATACACAAGTGTAACTATTCCTATTGAAGTATTTCAAAAAGCCACCATTGATGCAGCAAGTATTACGGCGGTTCCTGCATGACGGACACTATTGAAACTTTTAATTATAATACGGATGTACTTACTGCGCTCTTATGGCAGTACAACGAAGCGACTAATTTAGAAGCGCTTCTCAGATTTAAAAACAAATGGCTAGAATTATACAATCAGAATTTTTGGACAGCATGGTATCCTGATATTTTTGATTTACGAACAGCTAATCTATTCGGGTTAAATGTTTGGTCTATTATTTTAGACTTGCCTTTATATGTGCCATTGTCTCCACCTGTTGTTAGTGATTATTGGGGATTTAATGAAATACCGCCGATTAACACATATGTGAATTTTACAAATGGTAACTTTGCACCAGGCGAATTGCCTCCATTACTTACAGAAGAAGAACAACGGATTGCATTGAAATTAAGGTATTACCAATGTGTTACAAGAGGCGCAGTACCTGAAGTTAATAAGTTCCTGGACTTTGTATTTGGGCCTTTGGGCGGCTGTTGGATGGTTGATAATCTTGATATGACCATTACGTACACTTTTGGCTTTCATGTATCTACCGCTTTACTTAAAGTTATACAAGCGAATTTTCTTTTACCAAAACCGGCAGGTGTGGCCATTAGTTACGTAAACCCACCGTAGTTAACAAGGAGTTAAGGATGGCAAAATATTTCGTATATCCATTTGGTATTGATGGGGATTTAACGCCTATTCCTGATACGGGGCCATCTTCAGGGCCGGTTAATTATCGTTATGGCTTTGGTGTCGATTATCAATTGCCGTTTCCTTCTGATCCATCGGCATTGCCAATCCCACGTAATGAATTTAATGAACTCGCATTTGATATAACCACAGCGATTCAGCAATACCAACAAAACGGGGTTCCTGATTTTATTACAGCGGCTGAAAATCTTGGCGTTCCTTTTCCATATCCGATATACGCTAGAGTTAGATATGACGATGGTTTTGGTTTCAAAGTCTATGAAAACCAAGTTGCAGGTAATACTACTTTTCCGACTGACCCAAGTTGGCATGTAATTAGTGGAGGCCAAGTTCCCGCAGGTACTATACAAGCTTATGGTGGGTTAACAATCCCTTCTGGCTTCTTACTATGCGATGGAACTGCCGTAAGTCGCGTAACTTATGCATCCCTATTTACCGCTATTGGTATTTTGTGGGGGCCAGGCGATGGCGTAAATACTTTCAATCTTCCTAATTTACCCCGTAGAACGCTAATGGGAGCGGGCGGCACAGGAACTGCCATTATCGGCAATGTGGTCGGTAATGTAGGGGGAACAGAAAGCGTGGTATTGGGAATTCCAGAAATGCCAAACCATGCGCATCCTGGTTCTTTGGTTACTCTTTATCAAGCTAGATTTGCAGGGGGTTCCGGATTAGACGGATTAGCTAATGCACCTACAGTATTTCCAGTTCTCTTTTCGGTATCGGTTGCAGCGCAAGGCGGTGGACTTGGCCACAATAATATTCCGCCTGCCGCTATTGTTAATTGGATGATAAAAACCTAATGACCTTTAAAGATTCTTTTGGCGTCTTAATGGCAGAAGAGGGGGGTTACACTTTTGACCCCAATGACTTCGGGGGTGAGACCAAATTTGGTATAAGTAAACGGTCTTACCCACATCTCGATATTTTCAATTTAAAAATGGAACAAGCAGAAGCCATTTATTACCATGATTTTTGGTTAAAATTTCATCTTGATAAAATTAAAGATGACCTTATGGCCACACAACTACTTTTAATGACAGTGAATTGTTCTCCTCAAACTTTTGGTACAATCGTTCAAATAGCAATCAAAAGATGTGGAGGAAGCATCGAAGTCGATGGTGTTGTAGGCACACAAACCATTGAGGCGATCAACAAACTACCACAAGTAGCTCTAGGTGATGCAATACGTGTCGGGATGGTGAATTTTTATATACATCGTGTTACTATAGACAAAAGCCAAAAGAAATATTTTGAAGGATGGATTCGGAGGGCGATGCTGTGAATATATTATTTAGGATAATTAAAGACAGCTTAACAGGACATGATAATGAGAGCTTTGATAATGGGCGGATTATTTGCGCCTTGAGTTTCAATATTTATTATTTACTTGCGTTCTATAATGCCTTTCTCGGCCACGGATGGTCGGCAGTCGAATTTGCAAGCGGAGCAACGGCAATGGCCGTGGGCTTTGGCATAAATCTACATTTGACTAAACAACCCCCAACAGCGGAGAAAAAAGATGAACCAAACAGTTAAGAATATACTCATAGCAGTACTTAGCGCCATTGTAAGTATTTTAGGCGGTAACGCTTACTATCAGAATGCTGCATTAAATGATGTGCAGAAAGCAGTTGTTGATTTATCAGGAACTGTAAAATCAATGCACAGAAACAGTATTGATAATTCTGAGTCTGAGTGAATAAGAAATCCCTATGCGTTTAATTGGCGCTTAGAGGATTTACCACGCACGATTGAGAAGAGTCGTCTCGAAGACTTTACTCCTGATTAAATAATGATATAATGATCTCATTATTAGTTGACGGAGGGAAGCCGGACGACTATACGTACAATAAAATAGGAGATCGTCCGCTTCATGTTAAATTTGAATATTCTAATCGATGAGGATTTACATCGGGAATTTAAAGTAGCGGTGATCCGAAAAGGTACTACAATGACTGCCGTATTAGTTGAGTATATACAAGAGTACTTAAAAAATGAATCGATACAGAATAATACAGTATGCGAACGGTAGTTACGGCGTTCAATGTAAAAGATGGTTTTTAGGATTTTGGCGCACACTGCCTTTTCAGACAGATTTTAAGAATGGCGCCAAAATGCAAATAGTTGACATGCAGGCCAAAGATATAGAGAATGTGAATATAAAGAAGGGTCTTAAAGTTGCAAAAGTTCTATCCTTAGATGATTAAGCCCGTTGTCGCGGGCTCTTTTTTTTTACTTGAGTTCTAAAACACACGTCCAATGTCCGGTATGATTAACAAAATCCACTTTTATCGATTCGCTGTTTAAATCTCTAAGTACTCCTTTAATTTGAAAATCCTCTGCTTGATTTTCGGCTGATAAACAAATTGACTCAACTTTACCTTCAGGATTGTAGTAATAGGCTATTCGCATATTTAATTATCCTTAAGAAACCGTATTAAATCACCAAAATATATGTCAAGAAGATCTGCCGTATCAAATTTTTTAATTACAGGTCTTTCGTAATTAACTATTCCAATACGAATCTCATAATCCCTATCGTGGCTAGAGTATTGTGAATATTGGTTATGCTTTTCGACATAAGTAATCTTATCCAAAGGGATGCAATAGATATCCCTACAGTAATCTTCTATTTCAAGTATTTTCATTAGTATCGGTTCCTTAAAATTTCAATTTCTCTTCGTAATCTTTCGATAATACCCTCTTGTTCTTTAATTATGCACTTTTCTATATCAGGCGCTGCCGCTTTCCAAATGGCTAATCTAATGTTGTGTAAATTATCAAAAGTATAGTCGCTAGTTAGGTAACACTTTTTTATTTGGTCAAGGTTTCCGCTTAAGAACTGAGTCATTATTGTATTAACTTCATAGGCCACTGATAAAAGAAAGTTTTCTCTAATATTTGAGGAAAACCACGTATCAAAAGTTTCAAACATTCTATCGTAAATATTTTCTGATATTTTCTTTAAATCTTCTTGAATTTCGGCTCTCGCATGATCTCCAGCTTGTTCAAGTAGATCTGCGAATTTCTTTGTTTCATCTGTTAAATCGCTTCCGTGTCTCATTATCGTCTCCTTTTCTCTAATGCTTTATAGTGAGGTTGCTTTTTAGGCAGAATAGCAGGGGAATTACTGTTGATGCTTTCTCCTCGTATTGTAGTAAGAACCGTAGTATTAAAAGTTTTTGATATGAACTCTTGTACTTTTTCCACGTCTGAAAACTTAAGATTCTCAGGATTACTTACAGTAAATGTTATTGGCATTATCGTCTCCTTTTCTTTGGTTTTGGTATTTCTACATTTACAGAGGGATGCATCACCATAGTTTCAATAGGTTCTTGTGGAGTAAGGTCAACAAGAGTGGTCACAACGCTTTTACATCTTTCTTCAATAAATATTTTTATTTCAATTATTTGTGCCATCGTCAAAACGCCTACCTCTTCGACTTTAAATGTTATTGGCATATTCAATCTCCAAAAGCTCAGGTTTTTCGTAGATACTAGAAATCACGGTTAAATACATGGGATCGATTTCACACAGTGCTATCCTATCGTGGCCCATAAAATCCGCGTACCATTGTAAATGCTCTAGATCCCATACAACTGTGAAAATTCCTTCTGAATTAGATTCTCCTTCCCACATGTTCCCTGGTTCAAAAAATCTAACGATATCATCTTGGTATAAACTGACACCCTCTGAATCAAAATATCCTGTCTCTTGCATCAAAGGGAACACATGGTCAGATTGTCGTATTTCTCTATACAAAATGGCTTCTCTTGGATGAAGATACCAGTTTTTATCATAAATGTTTCGATATACCATAACGCCATCCGAGTCGCCTTTTGGAACCCACATTCTAAGTTTTATCGGGAACATTAGTTAACTCCAAAAAATAAGTCGATTTTATCAATCAATATCCCACCTAAAATATTAAAAGTGTGAATTAGTACCATAGAAAAACCTATCGAAAAACACATTACTGTTAGGGCAAGTAAACCTAGGCATACCCCAATTACCACTTTTTTAACTATTGATATTTCCATCATTGGAAGCTCCATTAATTGATTCTTCAAGTATCATTCTTTCTTCATAGTTTTTATAAAGTACTCCCGTAGGGTCTATCGCATCGAAGAATTCTTTCATATCTCCGTCTACATGTACGTTCTCAAATTGACTATGAAAAAATTCAACAAATAATTTACTGCTAGATATGCACTTATATATTTCTACCATTTGATCCGTATGGATGTGCTTGGTACAGTCAAAAGAAATTGTTATTCTTGGGGTTTCCATACTTTATCCTCTATTTCATGTACATGCTCATCATGAATCCAATCGTGATAATAAGTAGCTATCCGACATTGAAGATGATGGTCTACGGTACATTCTTCAAAAGTTCCATCTGCTAAAGACCAGTCGTGATACGCATGTAATACAGGTTCACAAATCGTATGACATACGTGTTCAACGGGATTAGGATAATTATTTAAAAATTCTATAAATTGCTCTTTAGTTACTCTTGGCATATTAATCATCCCAATGCTTAGATACGTCTCGGCCTAATACTTCGTCTAGCGCTTCGCGTCTAATTTTTGCATAAGCGCCATCTAGCCCATCAAAAGGTCTCTCTCGGCTACCGTCTGCTTTTTCAGGATCATAATCTTTTTGACTTGCGTTTACATAAATTACTTTGGACATCTTTCACCTCCAAATGTTACAGATTCCACATGTTTAATACGTTTCTCTAATTTCACTTGGTCATAGACAAGTGTGAACATTCCACCCATGACAAAAACTAATAAAAAATAAATGGCTTTATTCGTCATTTGCGTGCTTCCCCAATACATACATCGTTAACAAAATAAGGTATTGAGTGAGCCATCCTGTAGTAAATCCAAATTTAAAAGTAACAAAAATAGGTATTGAATAGACACCGATACATACCATTGTAGCAACCAACCTAACCATGTAATTTCTCATCCCTAGGATCCTTTATGCACAAAAAGTTTTTTGTTTGTTTATATTCATTCAAGATAGCTCTTTGATTTTCGCAAAGAACTCTGGTCTCGTAGGAGGCCAATACTTTGGGTATTGGCTCTCCATAAACATTGAAAAATATGTATAATAAAAATATCATTTACGTCTCCTTAACTTTTAACAAACATCATTTGAATTTGTTTGTTTTGCATATCCATCGTTTTTATAGCTTCCTCGCTAATCTTTAATGAATATGCTGAAACAAAAATTAAACCTAGTATTAACAACGTCTGAATAAACCATTCCATGTCCATATCTCCGTAAGTTATTAATAGTACATAAAATCATCAATTAGTAATTTTATAGCACCAACTAAAGCTACTAGCATAAAAAATATTCCCAGTATGCAAATTATTCCAAACACATTCGCATAAAAAACACCTGGATCAAAAATGCCGAATATCATTTATTTTTACCTCCCTCTAACTACAAAGAAACTATAACTCCTTAAATGTAGGTCGTCAACTACTTTTAGTATTTTCATGCTTTAAATTTCGGTAATAAATAGCACAAGTTGCATGCTGTAGCTTCCATTTAACACCATTTAGACGCTGATGGCGTGGTATTATCTGAAAGTGACCCTCTCTTGCTTTAACGGGTTTGTTGCATCTATAACAAACTCCAGGAAAACTATTTCGCATATCTTTTTGCCCTCCATCCCCCTTTAGCAACCACAGGCCATCCTTCCGCCCATTTGGGCATGCGGGACATAGCCTCTTCCATAATCTTGATATCTCCACACCATTCCGGTACTTCACATACAATTTCGTCATGTACGTGCAAAACCACGGGATAACCTAGATATTCAAGCTTAACTATGGCGTGCGTTAGAATATCTCTTGCAGTAGCCTGAATAACATTTTCAGTAAGTTTCCCGCCGTATGTGTTCATTCGAGTCCAACCAATCCGGCCATTCTTAGGGTTAGTGTTCCACCCTTCATAACTTAGGGATAACCCTCGGTCACCTATGGATAATAGAGGCTTGTGGTATGTGATTAATCGACCTGAAAGTAAAATACAGTACAATATATTTTGCTTACATAAGTATTTAATACCTCGATAGCTAAATTCCACACCTGGCATTTGTACGGCATCTTTAGCGGCTTTTTCTAAACCTTCCCAAAGTCTAACTATCGCGGGAGATTGGTCACGCCAAGCTAGTACGGCCTCTTTAATTTCTTTTTCAGTTAAAAAACTATCTGCACCAAAAGCTTTCCATCCATTAATCCATCCTCCATAACCCGAAGCTAATTCGGCAACCTTACCTAACTTACGGCATGGGTGATGCTTTCCGGTTTCTTCTTTATATGATAGAACATCATCAAAGGGGATTCTCGATATCTTAGCCCCTGACATTTCATATATTTTCCCGTGAGTCCTAAATACCTCAAGACGCCATTCTTCACCTGCAATAGCTGCCAAAACGACAGCTTCGATAGCACTATAATCTGAGCATAGTAAGTCGTACCCAGGAGCAGATATAAACATCCCACGTAAGCAGGAGGAGATAAGCTCAACAGCGTCCCCATAGTAGTACTCAATCGCAGCAAGATTCCCCGTGTTTAGT